TCTGGCGAGCAAGTGATGGTGGTGCTGTAAGAATTTGAACGCCCTGTGTCTCACCACTGAGAACAAGAACATTGAATGCGAACTTTCCACGAGGCTTATCACCTAGTACATCGCATAGTGGGCAGTTATCGCCCAAGCAAACAAAGGACTTCTTACCCTTAGGGCGTTCGATCCAGTGTTGTTCGTATGAAGCAAATGGACGATCTTCGAGGAACTTTACAAGTTGTGGTTCTTCGGAGAATCGGAAGTCAGTTGGAAAGTCTCCATCTGTCTTTGTGACGAGAGCATCGATTGCATCCCATCCCTGTTGTACGGTTGTTCCTACTTTAGGAACTGCAGTTTCGCTATCCTCGTCGAGGTATGCATCTGCATCTACCTGTGGCTTTGTGATTGGCATTTGTTTCTTTCTGGTAATGAGGCCTAACGGCTCTCGGTGGATGTGATTTCCTTCCAGCGCTTTACTAAAGCCTCTGTCAGGTCTTCGTGTTGGCTCCACTCTACACGAGCAGAACCGAGTAATCCTCTACGGTTGAATTCCTCAATCGAGGATTCTATCAGTGCACGAGTGTAAACTCGGTTACCGCCAGTCTTCTCACCTTTGAGTGTCTTAGACCGTAGACGATATGGAGCACGAGGGATGTATCCCTTGCGTTCCCATAGGCGGATAGTAACAATGGTCTTCTCCAATGCAAGCGCTAACGCACCGATTGTGAATACTTCCGTCTCTATTCCACCCAATGTTTTAATGACTGGGTTTGAATCCCAACCATTACTCTCACCGCTTTTACGGCGAGAAACTTTTGGATCTAACTCACGACGCTTCTTCTTTGAACCAGGAATGTATTCGAGGTCAGCAAAGGCTGCATCGATCTCATCTTGTCCACGTAAGCCAGCCATGTGTTATCTCTTATTCATAACCAATGCCCACACAATCTTCTGTGGGTACATTAAGTCAATCTCTGCTTCTGTTAGTTCGTCGTTGTAAAGAGCAGCCATTAGCGCATCTTCATCTACAACACGGATTGTCTTGTACAGTTGTTCTTCCATTCCTTTTTCAGTAATGATTTCATCTGCAACAAGTTCATCAATCTTACGTGATACACGACGCTGCTTTACGACAGCACCAAATCCATTTACCTCTTCAGGTAATTCAATGATCACATTTCCTTTGTCATCTACTTCACCCAGTTCATCTAACTGAGAAAACAAACGTTCACGAACTTCCTTCTGTTGTTTTTCAAGAAAGTCAATCTGTTGTTTTAAGAAGGAGTATTCTCTCGCATCTTTAATAAGCGGATCTTCTTCTCTTCCTTCTGTTGCTTTTACTCTCGCCATGTTTCCCCCTATGGTCTTGCTTTCTGTAAGAACCCTATCAGACTTCCAACTGTCAGATCGACTCCGCCCTTGGCGTTAATACCCTGGCCATCGATAACCGCATCGGCTACTGCGTTCTTTTGCTGGAGCATATCATGTTGGCGCTCCTCTATCGAATCGGCAATCAACATGTCTTGAATAGTGATACTAGGCCAACGACTTGAGGCTCTCTTGATTCGTCCGTTGCGTTGGACAGCCAACCCAGCACTCCAAGGTAAGTCGTAGTTCACCAATAGATTAGCGTTAGGTAAGTCAACTCCGTATCCACCAGCATCTGAGGAGATGAACACACGGCACTCTGGATCTGTAAGAAACTTTGTCTTACTTGCTTCTTTCTCCTTGGCGTTCATGTAGCCCGTGTACAGAGTCCCACCAACTTCTTTCTGTATGGTCTCTAACATTCCAACCCATGAAGTAAAGATGACTACCTTTGCATCTGGATCAGTATCTAAGTGATCCTTTACATATACTTTCAACGCATCTAACTTAGGAGTCTTTGTTACTCCGTCAAGTAAGTCTCTTGTCTTTAGGCTGTTGACGTAAGCACTACCTTCACCCAGATGCTCATCAAACTTATCTGCACTCTTGTGTAGCAGGTTAGGATCATCACACAACATTCTAAGAGCGGTGATCTTTGACATGATCGAACCACGCAACTGATCAACAGGACTACCTGGTTTGCTGTCGTGTCCGTAGTGAGCCATCAATGAGAAGTTAGCACCTAATAACTGTTGTGCTTCAAAGAGTTCGTTACTCAGTTCATCAGCGATGAAGTTGTAGAGGTAAGAAGTCTTCTTATCAAAGGCAATAAACATAGGATCACGATGAATAGTGTCTGGAAGATATGGAGCAACGTCTGCATCTGTCTGAACCTTTCGAACGGAGGAACTCTTCATCTTCTCATGGAACAACGGCAGGTTGCGATAGCGTTGCACTCCACCAAAGTGATTGCGAACAATAAACGTCTGATCAAACAAATCAAATCGACCTAGAAGAGTTGAGTCTACAAACTGCATGATGCTGTAGACCTCTTCTGGTCTGCCATTCTCAATAGGTGTTCCTGTTAAAGCAAACCTAATCGGTACACTGGCAGATAGTTTCTTGACAGCCTTAGATCTCTTTGACTTGAAGCCCTTGATTGCTGTGGCTTCGTCACAGACTATGGCTCCCCATTCCTGATCTTGGATCAGATCCCAATCTCCCACTACAGTCTCGTAGTTGCAGATGACGTAATCTGTGCGTTCTTCCCAACGCTTGGCACGAACAGTCTTGGAACCATCAACTACTGTGGTTGTAGAATCAGAGAACCTCTGTATCTCTTTCTGCCATTGGTATTTCAAACTTGATAGGGCAATTACTAATACTGGCTTTGTAATTACACCGTTGTCTTTTAACTCCTCTATGGAGGCGATAGTCATGCAGGTCTTACCCAAACCCATCTCATAGGCAACAAGCATCTTCTTGCGCTCCACCATACGATCTACAGCCTCTACCTGGTAGGGCTTCAGAGTTCCCTTAAATGTCATTGTCTATCGGGGTTGGTGCTGTGGCTAGTGTTCCGCAGAGTGCACATTCCATGTCTAGCATGTACAGGGAAATTTCCCCATCCTCAAACATTGCTTGTACATTCCATAGCATTGATCCGCATACGCAAATATGTAAGGGGCGTTCTTTATCACGCAAGTCCATCATAGATACGCCGCCTTGCCATAGATCATGTCCCGTGCCTTGCTGACTCCGTAGTGTATCTGATCTTCAATCATGTCTCCTACGTCCTTGACATCTACACCTGTGTAGTTGAAGTAAGATAGTTCAATACCGTACTTGCGAGCATGACCACGCATCTCTTCTGACGCCTTCTGTCCTGCGCCATCATTATCGAATGCTGCAATCACTCTTGTTGCACGGCGCATGATCTTGACTTGCTCAACGCTAGGCATCGCACCGTAAGTTGAGATCGAGTTGTAACCAAGCCCGACTAGTCTGACCGCATCAAGTGGAGACTCCACAACAATTAGTGGTGCATCTTCTTTCAGTATCTGCACATTGAAAACAGTCTTGGACTTCTTAACGCCCTGAGGTTGATTGCGAAAGAAACGACCACGAGCACCCTTCTCTTGCCAACCCCACAATGAAAAGTCATTGGGGTCTCTGATAGGGAGTATCCATGCAGTGTTCTTCTCGTCCCACAGTACGCCACATTCTTCTACAGCGGCTACTGTCAAGAATCTTTTTCTTAATTCAATTTTTGGCGGAGCAACATACACAGCCAAGCGAGCCTCTGACATTCCAATTGGGTGTGCTTCTGCTTGAATGTACTCTGGTAATTCTTTGATGCGTCTCATCAGTGCATCAATCGGCATATCTTCTTTGTCGTTTACATACTCACGAGCCTCGTGATAATCCATGCCCTTGATGTCTGCAACTAAGGTGTAGATGTTTCCTTTGTATCCACAAGAGAAACATATGTGTGCACCAGTCTCGGAGTTAATCCACCAAGACGGATTGTGATCTTCTTTACCTGTGCGCTTCTTGTGCATTGGGCACAAGCCATTAACCTCTATGCCACGCTGTGCATACAGTGGGAGGTCTAAGGAAAGAAGAACACGCTCTACATCAATCACATGCGGTTCCAGTTCGAACAGTAAGCACACTTCAACATCTCATCTTCATCGTGGAAACAGCCAGTCTCCCAGCGCCATGTAAGCGCTGTCTCGCTAGGTCCACAGTTACGAGATGCAACAATCTTGAGTAGACGAATCTCTTCATCTTCTTCTACTGGCTCAAGACCAAGGATTACATCTGAGTCCTGGAAGAACGAGGATGAATAACCGATTGAGTCAGCAGTAACTTTTCCAGCACGCATCTTCCATAGAAGAGTCTGTGTAGTAATAATCACTGGCTTCTGGATTCGTTGCGCTAACCGCTTAAGTCCACGAGTGATGTTAGTGATTGCTTGTGGTGTATTCATCTCGCCACTTACTTCATCAAGCATCAAATACACACCATCGACAAACACAATGTCTGGCTTGGTCTGTTCAATCTTTGCAGCAAGTGATGAGACTGTAATTCCGTTGACTGCATCTACAAGGTGGAAGGAGTGCTCCTTCTCCATCTCGTTGAGTGTGTCAATGTAGCGAGTCTCTTCTGCTGGCAATAACTTTCCACGGCGCAAACGACCATGCGAGATGTGAGAACGCATCGCATCATGACGTTGTTGTTGCTCGTGGTTGTTCATCTCAAAAGATTGAAACATAGGAATCTTTCCACCCTTGTGCACATTGATCGCCATCTGTAATGCGATCTGTGACTTACCAGTCTTTGGTGGAGCGATAATCGTAATCAACTGACCAGACTGTAGTCCTGCAGTTGCTTCATCAATCTTTGCAAACCCTGTAGGTATTCCTAAGAAGGTTGAGTTCTGCAGTGATTGGTATTCCTTATAACGTTCTTCGGTGTTCTTAGTAAGATCGATCTCGTGAGTTCCGAGAACACCCTGCTCGTTGACCTTGGTGATCGTTGCTTCCATAGCAAGCAGAGCAGCATCGTGATCGTTGTCCTGTAGTTGCTCGATCGCATTCTCAAGACCCTGACGAGTAAGGAGGCGACGACGAAAGTCAACGATAGTGTCAAGTAGGTACTCGATGTTGTCTTGCACATCTAAGACTTTATAATTTGGGTAGTGATCTTTAACAGTTACAGCAGTAGGTACTTCGCTGTATTCGCCGTAATGCTTACGAACAAAATCCCAGACTCTCTTATTGTCATCATCTAAGAACCATGCATTGGTAACACCACGTTGTAGTGCTGGAACAATGTCTCGATCTCGAATGACCTTGCTGACTAAGCGATGCTCATTGTCAGATGCCATTTAGTGCCCCCTCTTACATATTGTCTATTTGTACTCCT